GATAGGCGATTGTTTCCTGCGAGTCGTAGCCGATGAATATTTTTATCATTTTGGCACGAACACCCAATAAGGTTTCAATCGTGAGACGACACGATAGCCGATGCTTTCCAGTCGATTCAAAATATCCTCCTGCGTTGTGCTGTAGTTTGCGAGCGCCGGCTTTAGCACGATTGTCATCACCGGCCGATGCCGATGGATGGTTTCAAGCGCGCCGCGCAGCACCTGCAACTCGTAGCCGTTCACGTGGATTTTCAGATAGTCGATATTGAAGGCCGGTTCCATTTCTGCCAGCACATCATCCAACGGACGCACTAGGGTTTTTCCTCTCGGCCCGAGTCTGCTGCTGATCGGCCCGGCAGGCGATTGCAGATTGGCGTATCCAGGTTTCTCGCCAAGCGCCGCGAGCACCACTTGCGCATTTGAATGCGCCACGAGATTCGCTTGCAGACACGTCGCTGTTGCCGGATGCATTTCGATTGCGACTACGCGCTGGAATCGTTTCGCAAGCTGAATGCTCCATGCGCCAACATGCGCGCCGCATTCGATCGCGCCGCGCCATGTCGTCACGTTCTTCATGGCGTCGTAAAACCGGTCGGCATGATAGAACTCTTCTCCGGCGAGCCGCTCGACAAGATGCTGCGTGATGCGCTCGCCCGCCGGATACCACAGCCCGAGGTGCTGAAAATCGCCGGCACTCGGAACCCATTTCCCGCGCAGATTCCGCATCAATCGCCCCCGCGAAACGTGAGAACAACTTCCGCGCCATTCGCCGCGCGGATCGACCAGTGCTTGAAGGTTTCGTAACCGCCGCCTGGTATCGGCTTTGCAATATCGTAAGTGTCCGAGACCGCGCCGCCAGTCAACGCACAGGCGCGATCAATCCACCACGATTCAGGCCGGCAGGTCAGATGGCAGTTGCGCCCGTCCGGCAAAAACTTCCGCGACGGCTCCGTGTAAATGCAGAAAAATGCGAACTTCCCGCCGTAGCCGATGGCTTCAGCGAATACCGCATCAACGCTATCGGGCGGCACGTGCTCCATAACATCCGTGCAGATTACGCCGTCGAATTTTCCGGCAGGCTTCGCGTCGATCCCCGGCACGCCCGGATCGTAACGCGCCGGCGTAATCCCGCCCCACGCGGCTTGCAGATTCCATTCGGTATACTGCGCGCCCTTGCCGCAGCCGTAGTCGATCAGGCTCGCGGGCTTGTGCTTCGCAACGAGGTCTTGAATCGCCTCGATGTGGCCCTTGATAGATCCGCCGCGAAACATTTTCGCGGACTCATGCATGGCTCGATATTGCGCGATCACGCACTCGGCATCCGGCAGCCCGGCCCACGTTTGAAGCCCGGCTTTCATGGTGTTCGGCGCGGTGATTTCCCATGCCGTGCCATTGGTCAATTCCTCGACGTTGAACTGGCAATAGGCGAGGTCTGCCAGCCATTGCAGGCGGCGCGCATCGGTCGGGAATTCCGGCGAGAAGTCACCGATGCGCACGAAGCGCAGCGCCTCGATCTTCAACCCGGCGACAGACTCAGCCGCGCATGCGCCATGCGAGAGCACGATCACCGGCACCCCGCCGATGATCGCCTCGACCGCGGCATTGCTGCCGTGCGTGATAAGCGCCGCGCAATCCGGCAGGAGTTTTCCGAGCTTCACATCCGGCCCGGAGAATTCGGTGTCCGGCACAAGCCGCACATCCGCCGCGTGCCCGGCAACCCATGAGGGCTTCGGGCGATAGAGCAGCTTGATATCGGAGTGCGTCTGCTTGTTGATCGCATGGCACGTTGAGGTTGCGAATTCGGACACGTCGCCGAGTTCGTGCCAGTCGCAGTATTTTTGGCTGCTGCCGGCGTAGATCAAGTAGTCACCGCCTGCTGCGCGCTTGGGCTTCAATTCGATCCTGAATTCATCCGCGATTTTCTGCCAACGGTCAGTCGGGCGCGGCTTCGCGTGCGCGTAGGCCGGTTGGAATCCGTCGACGGAAAGCCGCACGTATTCGGTGCGCCCGAAGTAGCTCTTGTCCACCAGCATGCAGTGCCTGCCACCGCGCCGGTATTCTTCCATGATGCGCTTCGAGTGCGCTTTGATGCCGATGATAACCGCGAGCTGCGTCTGCCAATCCGGGCGAACGAAAGCGTGCGTTGCGATCACGTCCACGGTGTCGCCATGCTTGCGAAATCCCGCAGCGAGCGCGTCACCTATCGCGTATTCGCGCGGCTTGTCGGACAGGTAGAGGGTGATTTTCAAATGAGTCCTTCGCTTTTGAGATAATCCCACGCCGCGCCGCTGGCAATCTCGCTAATTTTCCATTGCGTGTAAGCGGCGTCCCACAACAATTGATCGCGCGCGGCTTCGGAAGGATACAGCGGCGATTCGATTGACGCGAGATTTTGGCACGAAAGCGGCTCGGCAAGCCCGTGCTCGCAGAAAGCCGGCACGCCAGCAATCAGCGCGTCCAATGAAGTATTCCCGTGATGCGTGACAACGGCCCAACAGTCGGCGAAGGATCGTTCGTCAATCATGCGCCTCGGCCCGGCAGGCGCCCACGTCGCGCCATCGATCGGCTGAGCTTCTTTCCAACTTGGCTTCGGGCGATACCGGATTTCACGTTTCGTGTGTTGCCGCAGCGTTGCAACCGCCTCGCGCTCCCATTGCTCGGGCCGGTAGCCGTAAACGCCCGCCGCCTTGCCCGACATACCGCACAGCAGGATGTGCGAGCCGCCGCGACGGAATGGCTTCGGCGTCATGCCGAAGTGATCGAAGCGGTCGCTCGGATGCCGCGCGCGCTGGAAATACGGCGTCGCGTGCCGCCCGTTGACCGCGAGCCGATGAAAGCCGAGCGGCTTGCCATCTTCCGCCCTGCCCCAATAGCCGAGATCGCACAGGATCGACTTGCGCCCGGCCGCCGGGTAATCGGTCAGCGCGCGCCGGTTATTGCCCCAAAGCCCATACATCAGCGCGATATCCGCCTCCGGGCCAGCGTATTCAGTTTCTATCTTCATCGGCAACTCTAGGCCGAAGCGCGCAAGGCCCGCGCGCCACGCCTGAAGCACGATCTTGCTGCGCCCGAGATTCGAGCCGAAGTAGAAGATCAGGCGCATTTTTCGAGCAGCCTGCGGAACGGTTTTCCGGACGCTATCTCGGATACCTGCCATTGCCCCCAGGCGAGCCGCTGGAACGCGCAAAACCTGTCCGGATAGTCTGGAGCCTCGATCTTCGCTACGTCGCGCTGGCCGGCCCCTGCGAGCGCCCAATACGGGCCCTCATAGAAAGCCGGGATACCGGCGAGCAGGGCGTGCACCCCGGCATTGCTGGCCCACGTCACCACCGCCCAGCAGTCGGCGAGATCGGTAGCCAGCGGCACAGCGGGCGGTTGGTTGCCCGGATGCTGTCTGATGCGAATCGGGCGCTGCGTGAACAGCGACAGGCGCCGAGCTACGTCCTTCGGCCAGTCCGGATGCTGCGAGTAATTTTTCGGCCCGATACCACGCTGCGGGCAGATCAGGATGTGGCTTCCGGTTTCGCGCCACGGTTTGAGGGGTATCCCGAGCGCGGCCCATCGCTCCGGCCCGCCCGCCGGCCATGTCCCGCCGCCGTTGTGATGCCCGAGCGCGAGCGCGTAGTGCTGCCGGCCGCTGCCATCGTCGCCCAAATAGCCATTTTCCGCGACGATCACGCGCCCGCCGCGCGCCTCAAACGCGTTCGCCATCGTTTCCCAATGCGCGTAGCGGTTCCATATCACGAGAATATCGTCATGGCCGGAGTCCGCAGACGGGTCGCCCGGACGCAACTTGTAGCCAGCCGCCGCGATCCCGGACACAAACGCGTCGCGCCGGTAATGCGGATTGTCGCGGATCAGGCACCAAGCACGCATCAAATGCCGCCGATGAATAGCCCGAGCAGACTGATCGCAGGCGGACGTCGCGGCGGCAATTTCTTCCGCTGGGCACCAGCGATCTGAGCGGCCCGTCCACACGTTCGGCAACGACGCAAACGCCGGGCGGGTGCGTTGCTATCGAATGCGAACGCTTCAAGCGGCCTGAGTTCGCGGCAGGTCGAACAGCGCAGATTCAATCCGCCCCCTCGGAAAGCACTCAATCGCGCTCCCCGGCGTGCAATTGACAATCTCGATATCGCGCTCGGCAAGCGGCGCGACCAGGCTCACGAAGTGCGGTAGCATTTCCTTTTCGAAGTCCCCCGGCGCGGTCGGGCGCTTGTGGGCTATGTGCCAGTGTGTGCGTCCATCAATCGCGCGCATGTCGAATCCTAGTAGCAGAATGCGCGCGACACCCAGGTGCACCGCGAGGTTGACCGCCTGATAGCCAGAATTGCGCCCGGTGTAAACGCCGTCCCGGATCGTGCACAGCCCCGAGCCGGTGTCATAATTTTTCAGGATGCGCGCGGCAGGATCGCGCCCGTAGGTGCGTGCATTTTCGAGCGCCGCCTTGATGCCGCGGAATGCGTGATAGCGCGGGTCGCCCGGATGCGATTGTCCGGACATTTCCATCCCGCCGTGATGCCAGCACCACCAGACTTCATCCGAGAAATAGAGCAGGTCTGCCCACGGCGCTAGCCAGTAAGAAGTATTGACGGCGATCACCCTGCACGCTCCCCGACACGCTTCCGCCTGCCACGGCGTGAGACTCGGGCCGCCGCCAAGAATCGCAACCGTTTCGCCCGCCCATTCAGGCTCAACGTTCCAAAATGGGAGTTTCACAATTAGCCTAACGTTTAAAACCCGGGCCTTCGCGCGATGGGCCGCCATTGCTGCGGCGTGTTTCAATCGCCGGTTTTGGCTGCACGGAAAGAACCATTGGGGCATACACTTGCTTTTTCAGAATCACAAGTTGTGACTGATCGAAATAACTGTCGTCAGCTTTCTTGCCGTCTTTATTTGTTTCCGGCTGCAACCCGATGCGAATGCACCCGTGTAGCCATACAGTAATACACGTGGCAATGCCTGTCAGGCCGGTGATCGGGTCTTTAATACGATCTCCAAGCTCAATCGGTTCAAATCGTTTTATCATATTTCCTCCGTTAGGTTAAGTTTCACGTCAGCGTTTCAACGCACATGAGTTCGATCCGTTCAGAGCGCTCTTGCGGATTGATCACGCTCTCGATGCGGAATACGCGCGAGCCGAACAGGATACGATTTTGCACGGACACACCTGAGCGATAACGGATCGTCAGCCGGTGCGTCGTGTCGGCGGACACCTGTTGCGCGGCGAAGTATTCGCGACCCCGGATCGGATCAATCGCTGCCCATATTTCCGCTACGTTCGCGAAGGTTTCGATCGGCTGCCCGTTATCGTCGCGCGCGATCGTTGCGCTTTGCAGCGTCACGCGTTTGTTCAGCCTTCCGGCGATTACTGGCATCAGTGGCTCAAGCGATAATCCTGCACGCGCAACGGATAGAGCAGGTATTTCGCGCCCATCGGGATTTGGATTGCGGAAACGCCGCCCGGCATTGCCAACACCGCCTCGCGATTGCGATAAATGTGCCCGAGAATCAGTTTCACCGCAGCCTTGATTGCGGCCGGCACGTTCGTCGTGGTGTCCAGCGGGCTCCCGGCATCGATCACCGGATATCCGGCGAGGTAGCTGACCGTCACCGCGTTCATCTGCGCGCGCGTCGCGGGCCACGTCAGACCATAGGCCGGGCGCAACCGCGCAGGCTCGCTCTTGGCATCCGCATACCATTTATCGGTGCCGAGCGTTTGTTCCGCGCCGTCCGAATCGATGTATTTCACGCTGTTGATGCTGATCAACGGCGGGCGCGGCAGCAGGATTTCGGTGAAATCGCGGTCAGGAAAAGCGTCGAGTCGGAGTTCCCAGGTGGAATAAACGAAACAGCGATTGGTGAATTCCTCGCAATT